TTTTGATCGGGTGTGCAGCCTTCTCAGTCAAGGGCCCCACAGTTGGGGATGACCCTGTTAATTTATTTTACCTGGGCCTAGCATTCTGGGCTTTTTCATTCTTTCCGATGGAAGATGTCTCTAGTTATAACTTTAAACGTCGGGTCTAGGCCTCCCCCTGTGGGGCTTTTGTAGCAAGCGCTAGCGATAAGGCCCGGTTTCAAACTGCTACAGCCCGCTCAATTTTGACACTATTCCCCTGTGTCATCCCTCAATTGAGCGGGCTGTAGCTTTTTATTTTAACTTTATAGTTCCGTTGGTACCGTAGTGTTCGTTGATTCTTTCCTCATACATTTTAACTTCCAGCTCTGCCATATCTGCAAGTGCGGAATATAGTTCGTCTTCTGTGATTATACCTTTATCTATTAATAATTTTTGTAGAGCACCAGAGTCTACTAATGCAGAATTAACTCCGACTCTAAGATGTTTGGGTTCTGTGTCCTTTGGATTCCAATTCATTTCCATAGCTATTCCAGACTGCATAGCATGTATAGCGGCCTTATAACGTTCAATATCTTCTTGCATCACGGTGACCTCTTAACATTTTTGTATCCCATTAAAAATTCTCCCTCACCTTTAATATAAGGCCCGGATCATCAGTACTCTGTCCTATCGCCATTATATCCACTACATCAAAATGCCTTCCAAGGAACCCAAAGATTGGCATGTCCTCACACAATATTCTAGCATTATCTGGCAAATTGTGTATCTCTTCACGTAGTTGGCCTACAGTCATTGTCATTTAATAACCTTAAGATACGTAACAATTTGCCGAATTTCCTCTAAATCTTTACGGTTTCTCCAAGTTCCAACATACGCGATAAGGGGATCAGTAACACCTCTCAGCCTAGTTACAGTATTTACATATATAAGTTCACTAAATGGAATCCCGGCCTCCCTAGCCCAGCCTCGTGCCTCATCAAAGTTGCCAGACACAACATACACTTTAGCCATTATTATACACCATATGTTCCACATGTTTGTGATCATACGGAGGTGTGCATCTATTATGATTTCTAATATCATCTGGGGGATCACACATATAGAACCCTATTGTATCTCCTGATGGAGGAACGAAATGTGGCTTATTCCCATATGTACAATTCGGATGATTCCTTTTATGCATTTCCTTAATTAAGTCACCAAGTGCCATCATGAACCCTTTTCTTCTACTGTAAGTCTATTGAATAGTGACCAATCCTCACTAGCTACTCTCCTAGCAGCTACCTTAGCTCGTTGTTCATTGTAACGTTCTGGACCCCAAGTATGAAAATTAGGATCTCCATTTCTACAATCTTTATGGCCAACCAATCTGGTACAAGCCATGATACCTGGGCTAGTTATATGTCCTTCTCCTGATCCTACTCCAATTACAGTGGCCTGACACATTCGATCGGAATCGACCCACTTGGTTGGCAACGTAGGACGTGTCCAACTATTGTCAAAAAGATGTAATGGATAATGCTCACTACGAATCGTGTAATATATAGCTTCTCTAGCCTCCTTAGTTGATTCCTTAACTAGAGCGTTTAGTTCTTCCATTAGTTCTGTTAATCTTTTAGATGCCGAATTCATCTATTTCTAACTCTTTTCTTTTTAGGTGTATATTGCTTCTTGTGCACGGCGGACTCGTAAGGCTTTAGACCTAACATTTCTAATATATTAGTCTTCTCTTCCGGTGTCCAATTGCCTCCACTATTAAAAATTGCTTCACATCCGCGTGTTGCTAATTCTATCTGCTCCACAGTTAACTCCCATTCATTCAAACGTCCTCAGCCCTAACGCTTCCATGGGTTCCCTTAAAACTCCGTCTAGCCCAAAAAGATTTCTAATTATTAGACTTCCGGTCGGCTTGACTATAAGTACAGGAATTTTTGCCTCTCTTGCATATCTAATAGTGGTCCAAGTTCCAGAGCGTAAAACTTCAGACATTTCTTTTGGAGTTGCTACTAATATGTTGGATTCAATAACGATTCGTTTATCTCGAACTTTATATTCTTGTGGGAGTCTAGTCTCATCGAAGTCGCAGTAAGCTCTCAATATCGGGTCAATTGGAGGGTGTCCAATTATCCAAATATATTCATGCTTTCTGGCTATAGAGTGTGCATCAACATCTGATCCAATACAGTCCCCATGTCGGAATTCTTGTGGCCTAAACCAATCAATAATGTTTTCGACCACGTCTTTCTGAATGGCTGTCATTCCTTCTCTAGTTCCAGAGAAGCCCATTTTCACCTCCATCCGCGCTCCAATAAATCCGACTTCTGAATATTATTTTTAACCATATATTGAAGGATATGTCCATAAGCATCAGCCATGTGATTCAATCTTCCTCCCATTCCAATCTCCCACAGACCCAGCCGCTCTAGGTTCTCTTTTCTAACAAAGCTCTTCTTAGTAATCTTTCCAACTGACGAGCTTTGCATTACCAATTGTACCTTGCGCTCTTGTGCAAATCTTTCAATAACTCCAATATATTGTTGTGATACTAGAACTAGTCCAGCTCGGGAACGATTTCTGTATTCAAATGACTCACATACTATAGTATAATTTTCAACATGCTGCATTCCTAAAAGCATGTCTAGTTCGTCATGATGCTTTTCTGGACCTAACTGTGTGCCCCAAAAGGATTCATCCATGTATTCGTATTGGTTTGTATTAGGATTCATAATACGTAGGGCAGAGTAGGTTGCTATGCCAGTTGTGCCGCCCGGATCCACTGCCAAAATTTTAAAATTTGTCATTTTCTGCACTCCATACATGTTATTAGTTATAAATTATAGGAGCGTTTACCCAATCCCCAGCGAAACGGAACTTAGCCATCCATCCTTTGACGGATCCGTTATGCGGAGGGGTGATGTAATGTACGATGTACTGGCCATAGTTCGGACCGGGGATGTCGGTTCGATATAGATTCCAGACACCCGAACCAGGAACTGCCCAATAGAGACGCATCTCATCCATACGATGACAAATGTACGGTCCGCTATCCCAACAATAAGATCCAGACGCATACACCGTTCGAGAAAGATCGTCCGGATGCCAAGCTACAGCCTGAGCAACCGTGATATCGACATCAGTATCATACGCATCGTGATAGGTAATGGACTTCCAGTCAGTGTAGCAACCTGGAGCCCCACTACAGATATCGGCCGATGCATTAGGAGCTGCCACAAATCCAATACCGACAACTAAAGCAATTAAAGCGAGAATTCTTCTCATTAGTTTAAACCCTTCTTGATCGCGTTAAGGTTGGTCACGCTAGTTTATTTCCATGCCTGTAAGGACGAGTACGATTGTATTTCATCTTACGCTCATATTCTAATTCTAGATCCACATCGTATCGTTGGCATGTATCAAGTAATCTGATAAGAATATCTGCTAACTCACTTTTAAAATCTAGTGGCTTTCCTCCATCTGCTGTAACCGGATTAAATCCGTAATCTCTGTATGCCTCATATGCTTCGGCAACTTCTGTAGTCAGTAATGCAATATCCTCACTAAATGGTCTATCTCTATCATACCAGCCATGAATTAGGTTATTGGAATGTACTTCTTCTAGCATTGCTTTTAATGATTTAGGCATATTAGTCAACCTTTCTTTCTTGGACATATCCACACTTCTTACAAATTCGTCTTTGGATTGATCTAGTAAATTTTTTGTCATAATAGACATTTAAAAATTCGGTAACCTCTAGATTTCCCCATCTTTCCCATTTGTGAAATATATGCATTATAATACAACTCCTGCTAACCAGATAAGCCCTAGTATCATAGCAGTAAATACCGCTAAGACAAATAGACCTATGATTGTTACCCCGACAATTGTAGCCCACTTGGGTCCATCATTCATTAATTTCCTCGTTAGTTATGATTGTACTTTTACGGATCATTTTTCTATGGATATTACAAGTTGGCCTTGAGGCACAAATATAAAACGTCTGGCCTGGATGAGCTTCGCTATGTACTAGTCGCATTCTATCCTCATAACGAATTCTACCACAACGAGAGCAAGTATGCGTTCCTTTCATTAGCTTAAATCTCCCCATGAATGGCCCGTTTCTACATCTACTGCAAATTTTACATAATCCCCAACAAGTTCGTGGGCTGACTCCAACATATGTCTAGTCATTATCTGTCCTACTTCTTCGGCGTCATTTTTATTACATTCTGCTATGACACTGTCATGTACTAAGTTACGAACTACAGCTATTTTCTTAGCTCTAAATTCTGGATTCATTTTAGCAAATGCTCTAAGACATAGATCTGACGACGTACTAGCAGGAACGAATGCTAGTCCGGTCCGCATGACATCATCACGATTCTGTCTAGTAATAAGATGGAACCTTCTGTGACGACCAAATGGAGTAACTAGATCCTCACCCTTATCTATGATACGCTTGATATCTGATTGCCATCTTACTATCTCAGGAATGACTCCCATGAATTTATCCATAGTTGTTTTAGCCTCTTGAAGAGTCATTCCAATTTCAATGTCTCCAGCAATTCCATGCTCAGTACGCCCGTATGCTAATCCATAGACAAAAGGTTTGACCCATCTCGATCTTATTTGTTTGAAGAATTCCTTATCTGTGGTGGCCTTTGGATATTGAGGAAACAAAATATTTTCAGAAAGCTCATCAAAAATATCTCTTATTCCCTCATTGAAAATTGGAGTGAAGTAAGTGTCTCCGGAAAGCCAACATAAGACTCTAAGTTCAGCCTGTGAATAGTCGGCTTGAACGAAGATGTTTTCAGATTTTGTAGGTACGAAAAGACGTCTAATGGCAGACTTTCTAGGAACGTTCTGGAGATTTGGATTCCGACAAGATAGTCTCCCCTCTGTGGTTCCGTGGAGAAGGAAGCTTGGATAAACTCTGGTGGTACCAGCAAGGATACGCTTTCGTATGCCTTCAACATAAGTCCCGAACTCCTTAGATTCCGCTCTATGTTCTAACAGCATTCCACAAAATCTACCTATTGGTGAATCTAATCCTTTAACTTCGATTATCATCTTACAAGTATCTGCATCGGTAGACTGCGTATGCATTCCAAAATCTTTGAACACTTGTAATAATTGTTTTGGGCTTCGAGGATTTACTCCACCAGACTTCTTGTCATAATCTCTTTGACCTATATCCATTTCCCCAGTGGATTCATCTACATATCTGACCCAAGGCAAATTAAGATTAATAGATTTTTCAACGGTCGTCATTTGAACTTGAAGTTTTTCTGCTAATGTATCGATATAGTCTGGGTCAACTCCAATACCATTAAGCTCTGGAAACACCAATTCGTTAGAAACTTCACACAAAAAATCCTGTACGTCTCTCAAAGTTCGACCAGGAACTTTATTGCCTTGCAGAAGGAAATAAGTATCTTTTTCTTCTTGAGCATCAATCTCTAGCATATAAAGTTCTATGAGATCCCAGGTGACTGAACAATCGAAAGCATTGTATTTGTACAAGACTGGCCTAGGAATTACAGCATAAGAGTCACCAGGCTTTTTATAGTTATTTAGTAATCCCTTCCAGGATGGAGTTCCTAGATCCTCCTGCCCCATCTGTTCCAGATCATGAATTCCTTGTCGTTCATCTAGCGTATAGTGTGCCAACAGAGAATCATAACTAAGATTTACCTGGCCGCAATGAATGTAGAGTCCTGCTGTGTCGAATTTTCCATTCTGTGCTCCGACAGGATATTTTCTTAATAATGCGCCTAGTCTGTCTAGAACAGATTCCAGTCGCATTACTTCTTCAGATAGGACTAAGACCTTGCCTTTTTCATAGCAGATACCAACACATAACATATCATGTTCGTTGGCGTGTCCAAAGTCCTTATCCTTTTCGATTCCAACTTCGATGTCGATGACAAGCATTTTAGGTTGCTTGTCATCTAATTGTTGTAATAATCTCAATGCTTGAATTTCAAACTCTGCAACTATATACTCAGGAGGATTCCACGTTCTTCTAATACCATTTATCTTACGGAAATCTCTCTCGATAAAAGGGAAATTGTCTGGAGATCTTAGAGCGGCAGCTGGATGAATCGTGGGTATGATCGTTCTACCGTTGAACTGCTTTGGCGGTCCGATCCTTAACTTTGTAATTCCGGTCTTACCTAATATAGATTCTGCTGCGGAGTTACCCATAGCAACGATCGTTTCTACGCCGCGTTCCTTGAGCTCAAATTCCAATCTAGGCTTGCAAGCAGCTATTGCAGCCTTAGGTGGGTTATCCCCAGATGGATCTCTGCATAGGCATGCATTACTAAGGAACGTTTCTTCTCTATCAATTTTATTATGTTTCATTAGAGCATCTAGCAGACGTCCGCTTTGGCCCACAAATGGTTTACCAATTCTAGATTCGTTTACG